GTTTCTTGTGAAATACGTAGTCTCCGTGCTTGCTGGTCCGCACAGACGTAGTGTCATTCAAGGTGCGAACAAGTGACGGACTTTGCGACAGAAGTTCTATCGCATCTTCAATGGTTATGTCATCGTCATCTTTGTCTGTCTTGATTGTCTTTTTGACCTCACCATATTCTATATATCTTCCAAACTTACCATTTTTGAGAACAACTGGCTTACCATTATGCTCTCCAAGCGCCTTTCCCAGCGACCTTTTAGTCACTACCAGCTCGCTGAGTTCATAATCCCCTCGTCGCAGTTTGTCTATGTCCACATCTTCGCGAACATTCTTAAAAGTAGTCTTATCGTTCTTCGTGTGCTTGATAACAGGTCCGTATCTACCTATCATATAAGTATTATGTTCATCTATACGGATGACTTGCCTGTCCTCAAGAAGCCCTTCAGAAAGTGTGTCTATTTCCTGCAAGCAGTCATTGCACAGTTCATGCCAAACCTTGTTCCCTTTGGCAATCGCATCAAGTGTATCTTCCATACTTTTTGTGTACTGATACTGAAACAATTTATCGAAATGTTTTATTAGGAACTCGACAACTAATACTCCTAGAGGAGTAATGATAAGTTTATTGCGCTCATTGCCAAATTCTCGCATATTTTCTATTTCTGAAAGTTCTTCCTCCACTAATTCAAAATCCACACATTTAATGGTTTTGCCTTTTACATGGTCCTTCTTAACATACTGTCTGTCCTGAATTTTATCCACCAACGATGAAAATGTCGAGGGGCGTCCAATCCCATTCTGCTCGAGCAGCTGAACTAATTTTGCTTCCGTATAATGTGTCTTCAACTCTTTCATACTCACCTTCGAAATTATTTTCTTATACTCGACTATCATATTTTTCCGTATAGTTTGAAGGAATGTAAAGTCTTCATTAATCTTCTCGTATCCAGCAACAATCTTCCATCCTGGAAATACGACTTGTTCAGTGGAATATCTATATTCGTGATCCTCAGGTGCAGTAATAACTCCAGTCACAGCGCTGTATGTCGCAGGTGCCATACAACTCTCAAGGGTGTTTCTACGAATCAATTTATACATTTTCGCCTCCTTAGGTGTCATATCTTTGCTAACTTCCTCACATGATATATCTGTCGGTCGAATAGCCTCGTGAGCCTCTTGGGCGTTTCCATCTTTTTCTTTCGCTTTTTTCTTTGTCTTCTTTTTCGTCTTCTTCTCTCCTCTCTCAGCAAGTCGTTCGATGTTTTCATGGGGGTATTCTTCACCATAAGACTTCTTGATATGTGTTGAGGCTTTATGAATGAATTCAATACAATATGTCTTACTATCAGTTCGCATATAGGTTATGTATCCTCCCTCATATAGTTTTTGACATATTGACATCGTATCTTTTGGAGATATTCGGAGATCATTACTTGCGGCTTGCTGTAGACCACTTGTCGTATAAGGAATAGGAGGCTGCTTTGTAGTATTTCTTACGGATCCGCAATTATATATATGATCGTGATTGACTGATGACTCAAGAAATTCACTCATTTTATCTTCATCGTCGTGGTTGTGATTCAAAGCAAAGATGATATTTTTGGAAGTAAAGTAACCTGTTGTATTATATGCCTTTCTTCCCGGAGATGCATCAATATCTTGTTTATTATCATAGATAATGCGAAGTGCCGGAGTTTGGCAGCGTCCAGCAGATAGTCCATTTTTTGTTTTTTGCGATATCTTCTGCCATAGAACAGGTGAAATTTTATATCCTACAAGTAAATCCAATATCTGTCTTGCCTGCTGTGCGTGTACGACGTCCATATTAACTGTTATAGGTTCAGATACCGCGCGTTTTAGTGCCGACTCGGTAACTTCGTGAAATAATATACGTTTTGTTGTCGCAACAGGAAGATTAAATACTTGACAAATATGCCAAGCAATAGCTTCCCCCTCACGGTCATCATCTGCTGCGAGCATTACATCATCTGCCCCAACAATCAACTTGCGCATTTTTGAAATTTGTTGTTTCTTACTATCACATTGAGTAAACGTTGGTTTAAAATTATCATCGATATTTATTGATCCGAGTCCATTTAATTGCTGTATATGTCCGAAACTTGCGACACATTTATATCCAGGACCGAGAAACTTCTCAATTTTGCCACATTTGGCTGGCGATTCAACTATCACGATGGTATAGGTCATTGTTTTAGTTTGTCATACTATTTATAAATTATTTCAATTCTTTCAAAAAATCATTTATATTCAGGATATTCCATTTGTGATTCAGTCTACATCGCCTATAACACACTCCATTAGTTTGTATTGCTTCCATGACGTTTTTTTTACAACGTTGGGTTTCGAAGGAACTTTCTTACCGGTTGCCTTGTCGATTTTTTCTGCCTTCATCAACGCTCCATCAATGTATATTGATTTTAGAAGTTTTCCTACTTCGAATGCGCCAGTATGTTGGTCGATGATGCCGTCTTCAATACGTTGTAACACGTCTAATAATTGCCACAGAGTCGCCAATTTTATTTCTTCTTTTTTTACTTTGTTGTAGATATCTGTATAGTTCGTGAATAGGAAGTTACATTGCGATACACACATAGTGTCAAATTGGTCGGGGTTTGACTTGCTCAATCTCATATATTTCTTCTTAAGTTCAATCATTTTTGTTACATCGTCGCGTATTTTTTTACTATGTTTCTTATCACGAATATCTTCTGTGCAATCAACGACATCATTCGCTTTGATCATCTTCTGCAAATCAAGTCTCTCAAGCTTGTTCATTTGTAAATAATTATATTATTATTATCTCTTTAAATAAACTATTATATTAGGAGATTATATATGAAAACATCTAGATATAGAAAAAGATTACAAAAATCTAGAAGACTTCGGCATTCTAATAAAAAGAAGACTAAAAAACGGCGTGCCCGAAGAAAATCCACAAGAAAGCGACGTGGAGGTTCTTCTACCAGGACTAGAACTGTCTCAACTACTCCAACCCAATCGTATGGATTCGACCATGGTAGTTGTCCTAGAACTAATGCAACAAATTTTCAAACTTCGCAAAATTCGACACAACAAAGTTTGAACAGCACACATGGTGGGGCAAAAAAAAGACGCGGTGGCTCAGCAACATTACAGCCCCAAACTCTGGATGTTCCCCAATTTCCTCAAAAGGGTCCAGCTATTGGACCACAGGATGCTAACAATACAAGTGTAGCAACGAATACGTCTTCAGTTGCAGGAACAGTAAACGCAACGAATGATTGTTATGCCACGAATTCATGCGGCACTACAGGAGGTGGCAAGAGGTCCAAGCGCGCCGGAAGTGGAAGACGTGTTAAATGGGGATGCATGAGTGGAGGAACCAGACGTGTTTTGTGGGGCTGTATGAGCTAAAGAATATTTTCCTGTCAACAAAGTAGATTAGGTTATTTAAGAGAGATTTTCATAATAAAATCACAATATACTTTATTATGAAAACATCAGATCTCTCTTTGTCTGTTCTAATTATATTTATATTTATCCTACTTTATGTATTTAACATTCTCTCTGTTGGAATAAAAACAATCGAAGATAACTGGCCGACATATAGATGCAATCCTGTGATTATGCCATTCGCTTCGGTATTCGGACAGGATGTAATGGATAATTTCACATTTTGCATTCAAAGTATGCAGACCAACTACATGGGATACTTGATGCAACCTCTTAATTACAATCTCGACGTTATTGGGGGTCTTGGTGCTGGGCTCACAACTGCTATTGATGATGTAAGGGCATTTTTCAATAATATAAGGGACATGACCACAGGTATAGTTACCAATATATTTGGTGTATTTTTGAATATCCTCATCGAATTCCAGAGACTTACCATAGCAATTAAAGATATGTTTGCGAAATTTATTGGAGTTTTAGCAACTCTGATGTATACGCTGTCAGGTTCTGTAATGACGATGAATAGTATGTGGGCAGGACCACCCGGTCAGCTGGTTAAGGCACTTTGTTTTCATCCAGACACCAAAATACAATTAAAGGATGGGAGATTTTTGCCTATGAAAGATGTGCCGTTGAACTCGATACTGAAGAACGGCACACAGGTCTGTGCTGTAATGTCTATAAGCAATCGCGACGAAAAAGGAACTTACGTGGAGAAAATATTCGAAATGAATAATGGAGAAGAAGGAGAAGCAATACTTGTGTCTGGAAGTCATTTGGTTCTAGACCCCAAAACCAAAACCTTTGTCAAGGTTAAAAATCTTAAAGGAGAGAATTCACCCACTTTAACAAATCGCGAATGTGATACACTTTCTTGTCTGATAACATCCAAACATACAATTCCTATTGGGGAATGGATATTCCACGATTGGGAGGATGATAATGGAAAGTCAATCGCAACTCTTGTTTAAGAGCATTGAATATTATCCAAATACTATATAGATGGAAAATATTTACACGAAAATAAATAAAATGTATAATAAAAAAACATATCTAGCTAGTTATGGTCTTGACATTTTAATAACAATTGTTATTTGTCTTATCTTTTTCGTAGCTACATCTTACTTTTATATAATGAACAATTTAAAACCTATTGTAGCAGATTGGAGTAATCAAAAGTGTAGCCCTGCTGTAATTCCGTTTGCTGGTTTAATAAATAATGGAACAACGACGACACCTATGGAATTCACAGAGCAAAATTTTACTAACTGTATTCAGACAATACTAGGAAATATAACCGGATATGCGTTTGCCCCAATATACTATCTCATGCAGGTGATTACCGACGCGTTTCAAGAATTGGTCGATGCTATTGATGCCATTCGTTCAGAATTTGACGTTATAAGAAACGCTATTTCAAATTTCGCTGAGGAGATAATGAGTAAAATTTTAAATGTTGTGATGCCGCTGGTTACATTTATTATTGCTGCGAAAGATATGGCAGGTAAGGCGATCGGAACGCTGACAGCATCATTATATACTTTAATTGGCAGTTACCTAGGACTTTCATCCTTACTTCTTTTTATTGTAAAGCTTGTATTAGATATACTTATAGTCCTCGCCGTTATCGTAGTAGCATCTTGGGTACTTGCTGTATTTTTCCCTCCTGCTGCTACGTTGGCAATAGGAAATACAGTTATCATGACGGCCATTATGGTGCCAATTATTCTCATGAAAGTATTTATGGATGATGTGATGTCGCTGAGCACAGGTAGTCCACCATCAATACCCAGCTGCTTTGCCGAAGAAACTATTATTTCGCTGGCTGGTAGAAAAAAGAAAAAAATTAGTAGCATAAAGGTAGGAGACAAATTGGCAGATGGTTCTATTGTGACAGGTATTATGGAATTGTCATCGTCAGGACAAGAAATCTATAAACTAGATGGAGTTACTGTGACGGGAAACCATAGTATATATCATGAAGAAAAGGGATGGATTCGGGTTTATGAACATCCTCGAAGTTGTTCTATAGATGACTTTAGAGAGCCGTATGTATACTGTCTCAACACTAATACTAAAACTATTAAGATTGGAAAAAATACTTACGCGGATTGGGATGACTTGGACGATATGGATATTGCGGAATTGCGAGTGAACTGTGCGGATTATGGACTTTTACCACGTGAGTTCAAAAATAAAGATATACATACCTATCTGGATGCTGGTCTTCATGAATCTACATTAATTGAGCTAGAAGATGGACAGTCGGTTAATATTAAGAATATATGCGTAAATGATATTCTACGTTTCGGAGAAAAAGTAGTCGGAATAGTTAAAATTGACGCGACAGATATAATTGGAGTTTATGAATATATCTTAGAAGATGGTTCAAAAATAAAAGGAAGTGGAAATATCCAAGTTAAGGATCCCAGTTTAGGAAACTTTAACACATTTGATTTAGAGGGAAAGGAAATTAGCAATACAAAGTATCTATATCATTTATTAACTGATCGCGGAGATTTTGTTGTAAATGGTATTCGTTTGGGAGATTATAATTCCGGAATTGAGAAATACATCAGTAGTGATGGAGCAAGAAATATTTCTGAAATATTCTGAATTTATTTTTAATCTAAATTAGTATGTATAAGAAAGATGGAAATCGCTATTCTTGGATATAAAATACGTGTCGAAATTGTAATTCTTTGTATTATGCTTGGCTGGTTCATTGCAGCCAGCACGTTCTGCTCTTGCTGCGGAGGTATTAAGGAGGGATTCCAGGCTGGAACTCAGCTTATAGGATCAGCCGTGAACTACCATATGGGACAAGGAGTAAAAGGAAGTTGGGAGACTGATGACAGTGGCAACACTGACACTTACAACGACTGGTTCAAAGGACTTGATGGGAATACCGGAGGTAAGGTTCCTCTTCCCAAGGGGCAACTTGCTATGTTCTATGACAACAAGCAGGATCCCAGCTGCTGCGGACAAGGCTCATCATATTCTGGTTCGATGGGATGTGTCTGCATCGCCCCTGAACAAATGAAATACTTGAACGAGCGCGGAGGCAACAGGACTTTCACCACCGAGTATTAAAAAAATAATTATAATTACATTAAATTATTATTATTACAACAAATTATTATTACCTTCTATTATATTTTATTTATACGTAAATATTCTTCCATGACCCACCGCCGTCAGTCTTCTTGATAAGCTTATCAACAATATCTGGAGTAACATTTATAGGAAATTCTACTTTTAATGACATGTCCTTTTCAAACAAGTTGGTCCCAGGCTTCATAAGTCGGTATAGATTCAACTTCGTATGGATAATCTCAAGACAACGTTTCAAGTTACGGACACCAGCTTCACCCTCCGTATGAGTATCAATAAGATACTGAACTGTCTTATCAGGAATGACTATATCAGTATCTGAGAATTTAACCTGTTCGCGAATTTTTGGTAGTAAATAATCATTAGAGATTGTCGTCTTTTCCTTCTTATCGTATCCCTTTGTTTGAATACGATACATTCTATCTCTGAGAATCGGATTAATCTTTGATTCGTCGTTGTAGCTGAATATAAAGAGACATCGGCTTAGGTCAAAATCGAGTTCGGAGAAATACTTATCATGAAACTTATTGTTTTGTGTCGTATCCGTGAGATGGGTCAAGATGCCTGTGATCTCCTCGCCCTTGGGAGTGTCACTCACTTTATCAAGCTCGTCGAAGTAGATAACAGGATTCATAGATTTACACTGAATGAGAATATCCACGATCTTACCCCAGGTCGAACCCTCATACGTATACGAGTGTCCTTCCAGGAAACTGCTATCAGTAGCACCACCGAGAGCTATGAAGGCGAACTCTCGTCCCAAAATCTGACTAATCCCTTCCTTTACAAGCGTTGTTTTACCTGTCCCCATAGGACCTTTGATAGCAATAGCTGTGCCAATAGCATCCGGATTCGCAATCCATTGTCCGACCATTTGCATAATTTGTAATTTTGCGTCGTTCAATCCATAAACCGCTTTATCGAGGATACCCTTAGCATTATCCATGAAGTCATGACATTTATCAATACCATCATCTATGGTGATTGGAAGAGTTTTATGTTTTCCAAAGGGGATTTGCATAAAAGTATCTACCCAATTCTTAATTTTGTAATACTCACCACCACCAGGTTCCATATATTTCAACGTATTAATTTTTTTGTAGGCGCACGCCTTGTAAGAGATAGGGATATTCGCATCCAATAGAGCAAGACGATAGGGCTTCTCAACTTCGCAATGCTCCTTTACTTCTTTCATCTGCTGAATTGTCTTCTTTTGCTGTTCGACTGACATATTCTCCTGAAAGAACTTCACATCGTTCATGATGTTCTTCTCCTTCAGCATCTTACGAAACTCGACGGTATTCTTGCGTTTGGCCTTCTTGCATTTCTTATCGCGACTTTTATTGAATTTTTTCTCACGAGTATCGAAGTCTGATATGACGCCCTTCACTATCTCGTTCTTACGCTCGGACTCGGTCAATCCATCGACAAGTTTCTTGAATTTATTTAAAATATCCTCATCAGGTGTTTGACCTTCGGTGTCCGTTACCTTTTTATTCTTTTTATTGATTGGGATATCTTCATACTCATCATCATCATCATCCTCATCCTCATCCTCATCTTCTGAAATAGCCTTTTTCTGCGATTTTTTCTTTTTCTTATTGTCGCCGTCAGATTCGCTTTCTGTGTCTTCATCGTCGTCGTAATCATCTTCATCTTCATAATCATCTTCATCGCAGTCCATCGTAGGTCCACCCATAGTGAAAATGATGTTGAACTTTCCACCGTTTGGTCCGCCTCCCATCAAAGCGGCCAAACCTTCAGTTTCAGAGTCGTCGCTGTCATCTTCATCGCCAGTCGTATATTCGGAGTCCTCATCTTCGGACTCCGTCTCGACCTTTTCTTTTTTATTTTTCTTAGGTGGCATTTTTTTCTTATTTTTCTTGGATTTTTGCTTCGGAGATACATCCTGTTCCTCATCAGAATTGTCTTCATTCTCGGTAGTATATTCGGAGTCCTCATCTTCGGACTCCGTCTCGACCTTTTCTTTCTTTTTTTTCTTAGGAGTTGCGCTCTTTTTATTTTTCTTGGATTTTCGCTGCGAAGGAGTAATATCCTGTTCTTCATCAGAATTATCATCATTCTTCGGACATTTATTCTGTGAAGGAGTCGCATTTGCCTTGTCACGGATATATTTAGAGGGAAATATTGTGGATAGAAGTTTGCGATATTCCTTCATGTCCATCTCATCATCGTCAGATTCCCACGTGTCATCGTCGTTATCGTCATCATCAGAAGATTCGTTTTCCTTGTATCGTTCTTCAACCTCCTTTTTTTTGTTGCCTTTTTTTTGGGAACGAGTTTGGTACTTATGACCTCTTTTCGATCCAGATTTGTTATCAAAGTTCATTTCTACAGTAAGTGTTGATTATTATTTATACTTGTTTAATGTTTCAATTTTTTAGATTTAGCCTTAATCCACCGAAATAGTTTATACATGATGATAATCTATATAAAATTGATTCAAAACAATCTAAATATTGTTTTGTTAATATAAGAAGGATGTCACAACGTACAAAAGGAACTATTTCCAAAAAGAATGCCTCGAAGATTATTGGTATTCAATTCAGTATTCTCTCGCCGGATGAGATAAGAAAAGGTTCTGTAGCAGAAATTACCAGTCGCGATACTTACATTAATAACAAACCTGTAATAAATGGATTATTCGATCCACGCATGGGTGTTCTTGAACCAGGTTTTATTTGTCCTACTGATGGACTTGATTATATGCAAACCCCTGGATACTTTGGACATATTGAGTTGGCTCGCCCTCTATTTTATATTCAATATCTCAGCACCATCATAAAAATTTTACGTTGTACTTGTGTTAAATGTAGTAAGTTACTTATTAGCAAAGAAAAATACAAACACACACTTACGATGTCAGCTGAGGCTCGTTGGCAGTTTGTCTTCTCGCTCGCAAGTAAGATTAAGAGATGCGGTGAAGATATTTCTGACGGATGTGGATGCAAGCAGCCCAATAAGATAAAGAAAGAAGGTCTAGCAACTCTTACTGCTGAGTGGGATGACATCACAGGATTAGGACCGGATGAGTCTGAAAAGCTCAATATGACGATGACTCCTGAAATAGTTTTGAAGGTATTTCGCCGTATTTCTGACGAAGATGTTACATTTATGGGCTTTAGTCCTATATGGTCTCGTCCGGATTGGATGGTTTGTCAGGTTCTTGCGGTGCCACCACCAGCCGTGCGCCCTTCGGTGAAACATGATTCACAGCAGAGGAGTGAAGATGATATTAGCCATATTATTGTGAATATTATTAAAGCAAATAAAACTCTTATGGAGAAAATACAGGCTAACGCAAATGCTAATGTTTTAAATGATTGGACCACCGTATTGCAGTACTACGTTGCGACTTTAGTAGACAATAAAATTCCAGGCGTGGCATCTGTCGCCCAGCGATCTGGGAGACCCTTGAAATCTATTAAAGAAAGGTTGAACGGAAAAGGTGGACGCGTCAGAGGAAACCTTATGGGAAAGAGAGTAGACTATAGTGCTCGTTCCGTTATTACCCCAGATCCAAATATATCTATTCGGGATCTTGGGATTCCGATTACCATCGCAAAGAATCTTACTAAACCTGTTCTTGTAAATAATAGAAATACAAAATTCCTTGAGAAGTTAGTACAAAATGGACCTGATATCCATCCAGGAGCGAAAATCTTGGAAAAGAAGAATGGTGAAAGTATTTCACTCCGTTATGTTGATAGGGCTTCTATCAAACTAGAAAATGGAGATGTCGTACATCGGCACATGATGGACGGTGATCCGATTTTATTTAACAGACAGCCAACTCTTCACAGAATGTCAATGATGTGTCATATCGCCCGAATCATGCCGGTCGGTGATACATTCAGAATGAATGTTGGTGATACTAAGCCCTACAATGCAGATTTTGATGGTGATGAAATGAACCTTCATATGCCACAGGATGTTGAAAGCTCTTCGGAACTGCGTAATTTGGCCGCTGTACCATGGCAGATCATCAGCCCAGCCAATAATAAATCTATTGTTGGTATATTTCAAGATTCTCTTCTTGGAGCTTTTAGATTTACCAGAGAAGATATCAAGTTCTCTGCCAGAGATGCCATGAATCTTCTTATGGCTTATGATAAGGTCGATATAAATAATCTACCGACAGGTGATAAAATATCAAGCTTTGAAATTCTTAGTCAGATAATGCCTCCTTTATCGCTCAAATACAAGACACATCGTTTTGGAGATAAAGATGAATACAAGACGACAAATTCTGTCCTTGAGATTGAAAACGGCAAATATATTAGAGGACAGATCGAGAAGGGTGTGCTTGGTGATGGTTCAAAGGGACTCATTCAAA